TTGAGCAACAGCATCATCCACAGGTCAGCGGTGGTGGCCCACCACACGCAGTCATCGCGGCGCATTGAGATGGTGCAAGAGGACTACGAGTTTGTCATCGCCAACTATGACGGGCTGAACCTGATTGCCAACGAAATCATCAACGACGGGCGCTTCGACTTGGTGATTGTGGATGAGGCCAACGCATACAAGACCCCCACCACCAACCGCTGGAAGTCCCTCAAAGCCGTTCTCAAGCCGGAGACTAGGCTGTGGATGATGACCGGCACGCCTGCTTCGCAGTCGCCTGTGGATGCGTACGGTCTTGCCAAGCTGGTCAACCCCGGCGGTGTGCCCAACTTCTATACGGCTTGGCGCGACAAGGTAATGCTCAAGGCCACCATGTTCAAGTGGGTTCCCAAGCCGGAGTCCAAGGCGCTGGTGCTGGAGGCGCTACAGCCCGCCATACGCTTCACAAAGGAGCAGTGCCTAGACCTACCCCCAGTGATGACGATGACGCGCACAGTGGCCTTGACACCGCAGCAAATCAAATACTACAACGCACTCAAAGACCGGCTCATGGTGGAAGCAGCAGGCGAGACCATCACGGCAGTTAACGCGGCAGCAGGGGTCAGCAAGCTGTTGCAAATCAGTTGCGGCGCTGTTTACACAGACGACAAAGACGTTGTGGAGTTTGATGCTACCCCGCGCCTGAACGAGTTGAACGCAATACTGGGGGAGACCGACCGCAAGGTGTTGGTGTTTGCCATGTTCCGCAGCAGCATTGACACCATCTACACGCACTTGACCAAACACACCATCAGCGCCGAGTGCATTCATGGCGGGGTTTCCCCCACCAAACGAGCGGATATTATCCGCCGCTTTCAGCACGAACCGAGCCCGCGCGTCCTTGTTATGCAGCCCCAAGCAACCGCCCACGGGATAACTTTGACCGCCGCTGACACCGTTGTATTTTTCGGGCCGTTGATGAGCGTTGAGCAGTATATACAGTGCATTGCGCGGGCTGACCGCAAGGGGCAGAATGCTGAGAAGGTGTCGGTTTACCACATCGAAAGCAGCCCGATTGAGAAGAAGATGTTCAGTGCGTTGGTCTCAAAGGTGGATGACAACTTCCTTCTGACCGACATGTTCAAAACGGAAATAGGTAAATAAGAAAGGAGTTGCAGACCCAAAAAAATCGTGTATACTTGTCAAACACTAGACACAACAACTGGAGAAGTAAATGAGTGAAGAGGCTATCCCGATAGATAAGCTGACCAAGATTTACCGCAAAATCAAAGCGCAAATCGAACAGCTAACACAAGAGTACGACACGCGAGTGGAAGTGCTCAAGGCATCGCAAGACGAGATTAAGTTTGCGATTAAAGACCAGATGAAGACCCTTGGCGTTTCGTCTGTGAAAACCGAGTTTGGCACTGTTTCAATGGCCAACAAGACGCGGTACTCCACCCAAGACTGGGACTCGTTCAAGACATTCATTGTCGAGCACGATGTTGTGGACTTGTTGGAGAAGCGTATTGCGCAGACGAACATGGCCAAATTTCTAGAAGACAACCCCGGTGTTGTTCCCCCCGGTCTCAACGCGTTCAGCGATTTTGAGATTCGTATTACCAAACCACGTTAAGAGAGAACCATGAGCAACCTTGCTACATTCAATCCTTCCAAAGTCCCGGCCTTTGCACGTAACAACGTGCTGTCGGATAACGCCCGCGCCTTGGCGGGTAGTGCCACTGTTGGCGGCGGCAAACGCGTCTCCATCAAAGGTGGTGTGTTCCGTCTGTTGAGCGAAGGCAAAGAAGTCGCCAGCATTGATGAGCGCCACTTGGACGTCATCATCGTTAAGGCCGCACCGAAGGTGAGCCGTCAGTACTATGCAGCCGCCTACAACCCCGATGCTGCCGCATCCGCACCGGACTGCACTTCGTCCGATGGTGAAACCCCTGACAGCAACGCCAAAGCTCCGCAGTCGTCAAATTGCGCTAACTGCCCACAGAACGTGGCCGGTTCGGGTAATGGTAACAGCCGCGCTTGCAAGTATCAGCACAAGCTGGCCGTGGTGTTGGAGAGCGACCCCGAGGGAGACGTGATGCAGCTCATCCTGCCCGCAGGTTCCATCTTCGGTAAGGCTGACGGCGACAAGCGCCCGCTGCAAGCATACGCCCGCTACTTGGCTTCGCAGAACCCGCCCATCAACCCCGAGCAGATTGTGACCCGCATGAAGTTTGATACGAGCCAAGAATCTCCCACGCTGGTGTTTCAGCCAGCCCGTTGGTTGACCGATGACGAGTACGAGACTTCCTTGAGCCAAGGCAAGACTGCCGATGCCGAGCGTGCTGTTGGCGGCAGCGCGGCCGCTACCGATGGTGCGGCCCCCATCAAGCTGGCTGGTAAACGTCCTATGGGCGAACTCACCAAAGAGGAAGACGCTCCGAAGTATGCGCCCATCGTGGAGAAGGCTACCCGCGCCAAAGCCAAGCCCAAGGCTGAAGTGGTAGAGGACGATGAGTCCGAGCCCGAAGTGCGCAAGGCAGCACCCGCCGCGTCTGCTGTGCCGGTTAAATCCAGCAAGCTGGCAAGCATCGTGTCTGATTGGGACGACGAGTAATTTTTAGGGGGGAAAGCGGATGCTGGTGGTACGCCGTTATTAGTACCAAGCAATTGCACCAGTGCAGCGAGTACCCCCACCTATAACTATGGCTTACTCACCAAAAATTAAGGAGCTTGTGGCTTCGTCCCCCAAGACGCTGGGCAACCAGCTTGGGCGGTGGGCAATCCACTTGAACTTTCCTGTTGCGAAGATTGCGTATGCGCTGGGCGTGACGCGTCAGACTGTCTACAACTGGTTCGAGGGTCGGGACATTTTCCCTGCTTATCAGAACCGTGTTGAATTCCTTTTATCAATTATGCGGTCGTCGAAAACGGCAGACCAAGCATGGAGAACAATATGCAAAGAGTACAACTTGAATCCCTGAAACCCAGCATGCTGAGTGATAAAGAGCTTGCCCGTTACATCACGCTGAACACCCCTGAGCAGTTGCCCAATTCGTGGGTGGCCGAGGTAGTTGAACGCTTTGTTGAAAAGCTGAATACTGTGGAGGCACTGGAGAGCGCGGTTGCCGCGCTGGAGGAAGAACTCCTAGATACCGCCGAATAACCCAACCCAAGGATTTCTATGGACGCGCTTGCTTTCATGGCGGCAGTCCTGCCACCTCCGGGTAATGGGCGTTACTGCGTGGTAGAGCTGACAAACAAAAAAGAACACGTATTTGTAAAGGACATTGAAGACACAGGAGCAACCCTTGAGCGCTGGCGCAAGCAAGACTGCGACATCTACTTTGCACTGGGCACGTTCGGCAGCGAGAACAAACGTGTTGCCACCAACAGCCAGATGGTCAAGTGCATTGCGATTGACGTTGACTGCAACCACCCCCGTGACTTGCCGGATGAGCACGGCGTAATCACGCCCAAGGCATACCCCGCTGCGCGAGTGGCGGCACAGGCTATTTTGGACTTCAGTCAGGCTACAGGTCTGGCGGGGCTTGGAGAGCCGTGGATGGTTGCATCAGGCGGGGGTGTGCATGCGTACTGGCCCTTGACCGAGGCGGTCAGCATTGCCGACTGGAAACCGGTGGCTGAAGCCTTCAAGCGCTTGTGTGTACTGCACAAGCTGCACATTGACATGACGGTGACTGCGGATGCCTCACGAGTGCTGCGGGTTCCCGATACGGTCAACAACGGGGTCAAGGGTAAGAAGCGTGTGCGTGAGCGCACCAACGTCAGGTTCATGCACGAGGGCAGCTTGTTCGACATTGAGGACATCAGCGCCTTGGTACATAAGGGGCTGGCCGGAACAAACTTGGAGGTCAAGGTAGCGAAGCCGTCCAGCAGCCTGACACTACCCGGCGTACGCCCAACGGCAAGCGTAGCGGCGCAGCCCATCACGTTGTACCCCAACAGCAGCACCAAGTTTGGCAACATCTTCAAGGCGACCAAGAAGGGCAACGGCTGCGGGCAGCTTGCGCACTACGTCGAATATGCTGACCAAGATGGGATGGAACCGCTGTGGCGCGGGTTGTTAAGCATTGCGCAAAAGTGTGAGGACGGGGATAGGGCGTCAGCGTGGCTTAGCGGCTTGCACCCCTACAGCGAAGACCGGATGCAAACCAAACTGGCCGAGATTCGTGGGCCGTACCCATGCACCAAGTTTGACTCAGAG